GAACCGGTGGAGATGGCGGGGATCGCCTGGCGCTCGTGGTCGCCCATGCGCATGACCGCGCCTTTGCCGAATTGGCGTTCGATCTGACCCAGGGCCGCAGCCAAGGCGCGCTTCTTGTTGTCGTCCATTGAAATCCTCACGTGTTCGACGTGGCCCTGACGGCCGGAATAACTGTATAAGTAGCCAGTATTATTCCACAGGGATTCGTTTCCGCAAACCCCCGTCGGGCGAATTACTCGGCGCCAAGCTGTAACAAGCCGTCTAACGCGGCGATCACCGTCTGTCGGCGCACCGCTTCGCGGTCACCGTCGAAGTGGCGGCGCTCGCTGCTCACGTGGTCGCCGTCGGCCCAGGCCAGCCATACCGTGCCCACCGGCTTGGCCGCTGAACCGCCGTCGGGGCCGGCCACGCCGCTGACCGCGACCGCAAAGCGCGCACCACTGGCGGCCTGGGCGCCGCGAACCATGGCCTCGACCACCTCCTGGCTGACCGCGCCCACCTCGGCGAACAACACCTCGGGTACAGCTAGCTGGCGGGTTTTCTGGGCATTCGAGTAGGTGACGTAGCCGGCCTCGAACCAGGCCGAACTGCCGGGGATGCGAGTGATGGCCTCGGCGATGCCGCCGCCGGTGCAGGACTCGGCGGTGGTCACCTGGGCATTGAAGCGCCGCAGATGCTCACCCAGGCGGGTGGAGAGAACAGTGATCGGGTCCATGGTGGGCTCCTGGCAAGACTGCGCCCTACCCTACCACTCCCGCCCCTGCTGGCAAGCGCTCAAGGGGCCAGGGCACGGATATAGGCCTGGCACGCCCGCAAGGCGATCAGTCCACGGTCACCGTCGTCGGTGATGGCGACAATTCTTCGAGCATGCGCCGGGTCAAGTCGGGCGCGTACGGGGCCATGATCCACGCCGCCGGGGCGGGTGGCGGCAGGCACTGGGGCACAACCGCTGTCGCGCTCGACCAGGACCGACAGGCGCAGATCGGCAGTAGCAAGGCGGTCACGCAGGCGAGCCTGAGTCTGTTGGGCATCGGTCAGTTCCTGGAAATGCTTCGTTTCAATGTCGTGCAGGCGTTGTTCGAGGCCCTGGCGCTGGTCGCGTTCGGCGAGCAGCAGGCCGTGCAGCGCCTCGGCCTGGTCGAGGCGCTGCTGCACCAGCGCCTGCTCCTGCTCGGCCAGCTGACGCCCGAAGCGCCAGCCCTGGAGTTGCCAGGCCAGCGCTGCGGACAACGCCATCAGCACGAGACATAGCGCCAACTGCAAGCGGCTCAGCACAGCACCTCCCGCGCCCGCGCCCACAGTTCGAGGCGCTCCGACAAGCCGTTCAACCCACCGTTGATATGCCGGGTGATGCGGTTGAACTCGCCCTGGTCGGCCAGGGCGTTGAGCCCACGCGAGTGCCAGAACCAGGCGGCCGACTCACAAGCCCAGCGCGGTTGCTCAAGCATCTGCGGTTGCGCCAACAGGCGCTCGTCGCCAAACAGCGCACGGCTGCAGGCCTGGTAGTTGTTACGCCCGGTCACCTGGATCAGGCCACGGCCGCAATAGCGCTGGCCGTCGCCGTCGGCTTCGGGCGTGTTGCCCAGGCGCAGGGCCAAGGTGCCGGTGTCGTAGCGGGCCAGGTACTTGTCGTTGCCCAGCTCCTTCACATAGCGCAATTGGCCGGACTCATGGCCGACCTGGGCCAGGAACGCGGCAACGCGCTTGGGGTGGTCGATCTCCCAGTTGGCCATGGCCGTGTTCAGCGCCGGCAGAAACGCGGCGACGCGTTGGCCGGCGAGCGGGTAGATCTGCTTGAGTTGCTGTTCAGTGAGCGGCATCGGCGCATTCTCCATTGCGATCGGCTCGAACGGCGGCCAGTGCCGCCAGTGGCTCGCTCATGGGCGATGGCTCGAAGCGCGCGGCTTTCACATGATTCAAGGTACGACAGCGGCCGCACTTGATCTGGAGCTCGGAAACCGGGGTGATGCGGGCCAGCAACTTGCGGCACTGGCCACAGCGAAGGTCGATGAACATATGACGGTGATCCTGAAGCGGATTGAGTACCAAGAAGCGACTATAGGGAGCGCGTTTGCCCGCAGGCACCGGGAAACCGTCTCCACCCTGCCTCAGGCCTTGAGCGTCCCCGCCCGCCTGGGCGCGGAGCCCTTGGCCCTGGCCTTGCCCTGGCGACCGCCATTGCATAGCGCGGTGGTGCGCCAGCCGCTGCTGGTGAATACCTGCTCGACCGACTCGATCAGGTAAAGGCCATCGAGCCCGGCGAGGAAGCCCTGGACATCGATGGCACGCTCGGCGAACAGGTCGGTGCGCCCGGGCATGTCCAGGCGCACGCTGGCAGTGTCGCGGTTGAAGCTGGCCAGCCGGGCACGGGCAGCCTGTTCCGCCGCCGCACGGTTGGGGTACAGGTGACGGTCGGTGTAGACCGGCTGCAGGCCGTCCGGAGCATCGCCATTGGCCAGCTCCACCGCCTGCAGGCGCCCGCTGGCGCTGTCCTGGTGGCGGGTCCTGACGGCCTTGTGGGTGCTCTTGTCGGCCAGGCGAAACTGCCACTGGCTGACCTGATTGCGCGCAATGCCCACCACCTCCAAGGGCTTGCCGCTTGCGCTGTGCCCGCCCTGGCGCGGCAGCACCAGCAGTTGCCCATTGGCGAGCTTGGCGGTGCAGTCGTGCAGGCGCGCCAGGCGGGTGACGAAGTTGAAGTCCGACTCGCTGTACTGGTCGACCCGCGGCACCTGCACGGTCACCGGGCACACCGCCTGCCAACCGTTGCGGGCGCCGATCTCGGCGATGATGCGCTGCAGCGTCGTGTTCTCCCAGCTGCCGCTGCGGATGGTCTTGCCGCTGCCGCGCAGGTCGCTGGCCTTGCCGCGGATCACCAGGGTGTCCGGCGGGCCCGACAGCTCGACCTCATCGACGGTGTAGCGGCCCAGGTGGCTCAAAGGCTGGCCGGCGTAGCCCAGGTGCACCTCAAGCAGCGCGCCCCTGGCCGGCAGCGCCACGTTGCCGTCACGGGCATCGATGCGCAGTTCGAACTCGTCCGATTCGAGGCCAGGTTTATCGGTGGTGCGCAGCAACAGCAGACGGTCGTTGATCAGGTTGGTGATGTCGTTGCCGTCGGCGGTGATACGGAATTGGGGTTGCACGATTGAGGCTCCGCTGTCAGTCCCACAGTTGCAAGGTATCGCTCGTCGTCATCGGCAGTTCCGGCAACAGGATCCTCACCCCGGCGCGAAACGGCTGCGCCTCGTCCGCCAGCCCCTGGTTGGCATCCAGCACGGCCTCGACCGTGCCGCCAAGATGGCCGTAATAGTGCTGGCAGAGGGTGTCGAGCAGGTCGCCCTCAGACGTTGTGCAGGTCTTGGCCATAGCTCACGAACTCCAGTGAAAACCCTTGTTTGCGCGGAATACCGCCGGCCAGCAGGACACTCTGCTCCTCCTCGATGCTGGTCAGGCACCAGGTGCCGAGCACCTCGCCATAGCCGGTGGTCAACGACAGCGGCAGCAGCTGGCGGCCAATGCTGCGCAGCGCCTGCAACTGGCCGAGGCCGCCCTTGAAGCCGGGGAAGATCGCGCCACGGATGCTGATGGTCTCTTCACCCAGGCTCACCGCCTGCTGGGCGCTTTCGCGGCTCAGGCGCTCCTGGCCGGCCCAGCGAAAGCGGGTCTGCCGGCGCAACTGGTCGAAGGCGGCCGTGTCGAGGTTGAAGTAATACGGCGCTGAACCGGCCTTGAGTGGTTGCAGCACCAGCAGGTGGGGGAATGGCTTGACCGCCTCGGCGGCTGGCGCCGCCTCAGGCGCGAAGCCCAGCGTCGACAGCACGCCGTTCACGGTCGAACGCACCTCCCCCGCCACACGGCGGATCGCCGCACCGGCCTTGACGGCATGGGCGGCGAAGCCGTCGATGCGATCACGCACCTGACGTACCACCGCCACCGCCTGGTCGTACTTGGCCACCACCTTGGCGACCCTGGCCTGGGCATTGCTGATTGCACGCATCGTGCGTTGCAACTTGGCGCCGATGATCGGACCAACCCCCGGCAAACCTTCCAGTTCACCCACAACGCCTTGTATATGGCCGATCGCGTCGTTCATCGGATCGAGCATGGCGTCGGCACGCCGACGCCCTGCCTCTCCCGCCTTGACCAGGGCGTGCAGCGTGGCTTGCAGCTGCTCCAGATAGGTCATGGATCCTCCTTTTCAGAATGAATTGGGGTGGTCGGCCAGTTGCGCGTTGTAGGCCTGCCGCTGCAGGTCCTGCATGACACGCCGGACCGTTTCCTCGAGTTGCACGGTGAGCTGGTTGGGCGCATCCACGCTACCGTGCACGGTGATGGGCATGTTTGCGGTAAAGGTGAACTGCTGGGTAATGGGTTGCGTAGTCGCGCCTAGACCTTGCGTCGGGCGTGGCCCGGCGTCTGGCAGCGCCATCGGGGCGGGTGGCACGCTTACCGGCGCGGCGGGCCCCGATTCGGTCACGCGCTCTGGCAGGGACTTGCCTGCCTTTGCAGTTTCCGGTGCACCCGCCCCAAGCGCCGATGCCTCATGTGGCTTAGGCAGTACCTGCATCCCAATTGGCCGGTTTGCCTGCGCAACTGGCCGGAACTCGGCAGCGCGCTCGGCAAAATACTTGCCTACCGTTGTGGCAGCCTGCTTATCCGCTCCAAACGCCATTGGTATCACGACACCTCCCGCAGGATGTGCATCGGCTGACGATCCAGGCTTGGGTAGCGTCGGCGGCTTTGCCGACAGTAACTGCCTAGCCATCCGTGTGCCGACTTGCTCGTCGAAGACTTCACGCCCAGAGGTAAGCGTGACCTGGCGCGGGTCTCGCAAAGTGATCGCCGAGCGAGGTTTCCCATGGGACTCATCAGAGGCACTGAGGAACGTCTTGCCAACCCAGCCGCCGATCACACCACCAATCTTGTCGCCAACCATATTGCCAATCAGCATCCCGAACGGCGGCGTGACAATGCTGCCCAGTAGCGTCCCTCCCAACGCCGTGCCCACCGCTCCGCCAATCGCACCACCGTAGCCCGCGCCTTTTTCCTCGGGCGTCTTGGCGGTGGCATAGGTGTAAGCACCCTTTATCCCGGCCTCCACCCACGGCATCTTGCCGGCTGCCTTGAAGCCATTCTTCAGCGTGGCCCAGCGCCCGGAAGGCGCGTTGATGGCGGTAGGCGACGGCCCGGCATCCGCCCCCAGTGGATAGATGTCATCCAGTACCGTCACGCCCCTGGCACGGCCCAGGCCAAGCAGCCGTTCACGGTGCGTGTAGGCGGCAGCCACCGCGCCTATGCCCGCAGCACTGGCCAGGGTGCCCGACAACGTGGTCGCAGGTGATGGCGAGGTACCGCCCGCTGGCGGCGTCGACTGCCCGGGAAGGGCATTGGTTGCCGGTGTACGTTGTGACGCACCATCGGGAGCGGCCATCAGTTCCTTGCCCAGCGTGCCGCCGACCTTGTCACCGATAAAGGACAGCGCCATGGACGCCGCCGGGGCGCCCACCTTGAGCCTTCCCCCCAACATGGCGCCAGAAACGGCCCCCATGAATCCCCCAGCCGCACCGCCCACCCCCTCGCCGATCTGTTCAGGCGTGGAGGCCGTGGTTGCCGTGAAGATGGACTTCATCGCGGCGTCCGCCCCGGCCATGACTGCAGCGGACTTGCCAACCATCAGCGCCTGCGCCCAATGCCCGGGTCCGCTGGGTCGTGGAATGGGAGCTGGCATCGCATCCGCGCCCGGCAGGTAGTCGTCGATGCCAGGAGCAGAAGTGCTGCCACCTATGACCAACGGCGGCAGATACACAGTGCCCGCTCGGTCAGTTGTGCTGACTTGGGCTCCGTCAGGATGGCCCTCGCTGCCAGTCGAACCTGCCTTTTTGCTATTCCTGCCGATCGTCGCAGATGCCTGGGCGATGCCCTTGACCGCCAGGTAACCACTGCCGCCGAACAGCAACGACGTCGCTGCATCGCGCGCGGTCTGACCGACCTGCGGTAGTGGCCCCGGCGCGGGTGGCGGTGCGCGGTTGTTCAGGGCGCGCTCCAGAAGCGCCTTGTTTTGCTGCAGCAGCCCAACCTGCTGTTGCTGCACTTTCAAGGACTCGGCTTGATCGCCCTTGCTCTCTACTACCTCCGTCCCTTGATGAGGCAGGGCGACACCATCACCGACATCAGCTGGTCGCTGGGTCACCCCCAGTGCCCCTATGGATACCGTGCGGGTTCGCTCCTCCCTCACCGCCCCCCCAAGCGCCGGGACGGTGGCACCGACAGCGCCTGGCGCTGTCGTTGATCTGTTCGCCATCCGTGTCTCCCTTTCACTCCGCCAGCCACCAGACCATGTCGCTGTACGACATGGTCATGATTTCGCTGGCGGAAAAGTTCAGCTCCTTGGCCAGCCGCCTGGCGGCGGCCTTCTGCCGGGCAGGGTCAAAGCTCGTCGTCCTGCACCAGGCGAAAATAGCCGGTCTGCAGGCGGCTGTAGTCCTTCAGGGCCAGGCCTTCGAGGTCCTTGATGCCGACTTCGGCGAGCGAGGCGAACAGGTTCAGTTCACGCTGCTCGTCGTCAACCGCGCCACCGGCCTGGGCATTGCGGATGTCACGCACGGTCGGTGCACGCAGCGACAGGCTGTCGACCTGCACGCCATTGGCTTCGCTGGGGCGCGACAGGCGCACGGTCACGCGCTCGGCGCTGACGGTCAGCCATTGCGGCAGTTTCTTCGCTTGAGCCATGGAGCGTTCTCCTTAAAGACCCAGGGCGGCGCGCTGGGCGGCCAGTTGGTCGACACCGTCGATCACCCGCTTCATGCCCAGGGCGTCGATTTCGTAGACCAGGCGGCCATCGACTTCGAGCTTGTAGTAGGTCACGGCGACGCTGTGCTTGATCTCGGCCTTGTCGCCGGACTTCCAGTCGCCCATGTCGATCTCTTTCAGCGAACCGCGCAGGGTGACGATGACCGGGTTGATCTTGCCCTTCAGGCCCTTGAAGGCGCCGCGGAAAGTGCCGTTGAAGGCGGTGCCGTCGGCCAGGCCGAAGAACTTCAGCGACTCGCGGCGCACGCCGGTGGTGGTGAAGGCCGCTTCCTGCTTCTCCATGCCCTGGTCCATCTCGACCGGCATGTCCATGCCGCCGGGGCGGTGCTCTTCCATCTTCAGGGTGAGCTTGGGCAGGGTCAGGCTGGGCACGTCGCCCTGGAAGCTGACGCCATCGACGAACAGGTTCAGGTTGGCCAGTGTTTCGGGAATCATTGCCATGTAGGTGCGCTCCTTAAGCGGCGGAATCGAGGACTTCGGTCAGCCACTGGTTGGTGACTTCGACGCGGAAATTGGGGTTTTCGGCAGGCGGCACATCGGTGAAGCGGATGTTCCAGTACACCTTGCCCTGCTCCAG